GGAGCTTCTATTCCTAGAGCTTCAGCAGCGGCAAGTGTGAATATCTGGTGAGATTCACCTATAGCTATTTTATTAGCTACGGTGGCACCAGTTATGATCAGTCCTGGTATTTTCTGTACTGGATCGCCAGCTCTTTGTAAACCGTCCGTCTGGACGTTAAAGGTTATTCTTGGTAAACCTGCCATGAGTAGTTATTTATTGGTGATAAATGAAAAAGGATTAAACTTCTTTATTGCTGCGCTCAATCCAAAAAGCGCAAGTGATATGCCGCCTATCCATGCGAGTATCTTAACATAAAAAGGCGTGTATTTGACCTCAATTTCTTGAGTAATAGTTTCTGTTTTAGTTTGTGATCGCTCGTATTGAATCGTTTCTTTAAGCCATTCAATTTGCTTTTCTAATTCTTCAGTGTGGCATTCACAATTTATTTGATCTCGCTTTCGCGAAAGCGTAGCCGTAATATTACCAGTAGTATTAGTGACTGGCTTTTCTATGAGTTCATCAATAGTAGCACTCACGCCTGTAGATTCTGCTGGAATCGTAAAGGTTTGAACGGCTGGCTCAAAAGAGCTGGTTACACTTACACTATCCTTAACCGTTACATCACGTCCTATGACTGTAGGCTTTTTAGCACCGCAAGATGCGAGCAGTACAATAACGATAAGTGCTAATAATGTTCTCATATTTTTGCTAATTGAAAGTGCATGCCGTCTTTACGTCTCCATTTGCCGCCCCATTCAAAGCCAGCGTCTGTAAAACATTTTACTAATTCTGGACTCATTTGCGGCTCTTTGCCTAGTCCATTACGAGCTGCATTTATATCTATGGCTATTGCCCAGCTGTGTAATGACCAGTCGTCTGGATCATTACTACCTCTTTTGAGACGTATGTTAAAACATCCATCCCAAGTAAGAACCTCTTCAGTGAGACAACGACCTATGATGTTAAGAAATGCGTCTTGCAAAGCATTTGCCACATCTTTATTACAATATATCCTGTTGGGTATGGTAGGAAGATCACGATTGATATCGTCTGGTACGTCCCATAACATCATGTGCTTACGCTCCATGTGTATGTCTGGCATGCCGTACTTCTTAATACAATCTTGTGCTGTAACCATTGTGTGTTTTAAAAAAGCTGGCTTTTGCTTTGAAAAGCCAGCTGTTATTTACTTAGTACTTATTTACTCTTCTTCAGCCAGTAGCTCTTTGATGCGCACATCAAATATGGCTAGAGCTCCCTTACGTGGGCTTTCCTCTTCCTCTTCCTTTTTCTTGAGTAAGTAGATGTCATCTACGTTCTCAATTTTGGCAACCGTTTTAGACAGCTCAGTAAGGTTCAATTCTAGAGTTTGGTTTGCACTCAACTCTTTTACTGGCACTTCTTTTGCCTTGAAGGTTTGCACTTCTTTAGCCTTTAAGGTCTTGGCATGCGTTTTAGCATGACGCTCATCGTGGAATAAATATCCATCGCTTGTAGCCGACACCTGAGCAGCTCCTGTCTGCTCTAGGTGTTTTTTGGCTTTATCTTCTATCTTGCTCATAACTGATTGGAATTAAATTAATGCACCTGCATACTTAGGATTTGCAGCTCTTATTTTTCCTAACAATGCTCGTTGAGCAAAGGATAAGGTGTCTGCTTGAATACCTGAGTCTTTGATGTTTGCATACATATCCACATCACCAAATGATCTAAACACTTCATTAGTTGCCCAAGTAAATGTCGCTTGAGTATCACCAGCTTCTACCGCTGCACCAAATGGCTTCTTCACTCCAGCAGCTGTGTAAAAAGGGTTTTTTGAATATCCATAGACTCTAAAGCCATAAAGGATAAATCCTTCCTCTGAATTGATTTCTTTGTACAATTTCTTGTCTTCTTTCAAAATACGTGCGTCATGCTCACTAGACAAACAGATATTCAAAGGCTCTCCGAACATATCATTGTCCTTGTAAAAACTTCTTAAATCAATAATTCCGTCTAAAACAGAATCGTTTTCACCAAGCTTGATCACTTTGTTACCTGATCCATCTTGTGTAGGAGTCCAAGAATGTGCTGCAACTAAACCTAAATTCTTATCTAATGCACTTCGGTGTCTACCGATCACATTAGTTCTTCGGTTGTAATTCAATTCAATTTCTTGCAATTGACGGTGACGAGTCTGTGCAGTACTATAAGTCTTGAGAACTACCTCACTTGGAATATCTGCAACATCCTGAATTGGTAATGGGTCTTCGTTTCCAGAAAAGTAATCTTCAAACACTTGTGGATCAATACCAGCCTCAGCAAGGTGTAATATGTTATTCTCGACATATTCACTCATATCGGTAGATGCCATCACAAAGGAAGTATCTGGTACTGGTTGATCTTTGATACCTGCGACCCAAACCTCAGTCTGTAAGGCCATGCTCAAAATACCATTCATAAAAGATGGTAGATAATATTGCACAGTGGCAGTAGTAGCACTAAAGCCTAGTGCGGTTTCCACGATAGGAAGATCTGCACCAGTGGCAGTATTGATTCCAGCGATCATCAAGATGGCTAGAAAGATGTTTGCCAGTAAGGCTTTAATCGATAGATTTTTCATAGTTGTATTCTCTTAAATTTTGGGTTTAATTTTTAGGCACAAAGCGTTTACCTTCACCATAGGCTTTGGCAAGCTCTACGTATTTGGCGTTATCTTCTTTGTGTAAGCGTGCGAGCTCCATAGGGTTATGTTTCTGCAAGAAATCAAAACACTCTTCATTCTCTCCAGCAGTTCCTTTTGCACCTTTACCAGATAAGTGGATTTCTTTCACTTTTCCATGAGCAGCTTCAGTTCCAGCTTCCTTTTCTTTTGCCTCGATCAATTTGGTAAGTTTTACCTTTTGACCATCATGATCTTTTTCAAATGCCAGCTCGATAGCATCTTTAAATTCCTCTTGAATAAGTCCTAGTGCGATACCACGATCAATCAATGTATTTGCCTCACCACTCTTGGTAAGTTTGATCTCATCTTCAAGTTCTTGAACTCGAGCTTCAGCAGTTGTTTTTTCTTTAGTCAGTTTAAGAACTGCCGTTTCTAATTTCTCTACAGAGATATCAGCATCTAAGCCCATAGCTAGGGCAATTGGTTTAATAGACATATTGGGTTTGTTTTCAGTATTAATAAGTTGTAGCTGGACTGGTTGCCCATCATGTGAAAGTCTTATCGCATTGTCATTGCTACCTATATCACATATAGAGATTTCAAAAAGTTTTGAAGCAGTAACCGTTTCATAACGCTGGTTAGGCAGTAAGAACTTAGGATCAACAGATGTTTCTATAGGATCAGCTCCTATAGAAGTCATTCTTATAAAGTCTCGCTCTACTTTGCCAGCGATCTTTTTAGAGAACTTATCTTCCATGTCAAATTCGACATCGGCTAATAACTGACCATCTTTTTTATAAAGCTTTACTGCTTTACCGATTACTTCACTACCGTCTGATCCGTCACGTTTCCATCGTCCACGATCGTGCATATACAACACAATAGGATTCTTTTTGTATTGAGTAAGATCAATACCATCAGTCATGACACGGAAACCGTGCCCATTAACTATGTTCTCGTCGCTTACTACAAATGTTTTAACCATAATGAAAATGTGAACCTGTGATCAATTGTGATTACAAAATTGCGGCTCATTTGCAGCTGTAAAAAATTAACGATCAAGGCTTGTAGTGATTTCACGCAATCATTGTAGTACTTCTACGCAATCCTTGATTAAGAAATTGAGCCAGCCACATAAGGTGGCGACCTTTGTAGTATGAATACAGGAGATTTCTTAATGGATGCAAACGGCAACTACCTCATTGAGAATGGGGATTTTGTTATAGGAGATGCCACCAATCAAAACATCAAAGAGATTCTTGCAGCTCATAAAGGTGAGTTTAAAGAGAGTCCAGAAATAGGTGTTGGTATAGAAGACATGCTCAATGAAGACAACTATAACGAGTTTCTTATTGAAGCAAAAAAGAATCTAGAGTACGACGGCATGACCGTAGAGGAACTGCGATTCTTAGAAAACGGTAATTTAATAGTAGACGCAACATACAAGTAATGGCAGGTGGTAGATTAACAAACAGCGAGCGCGACTATCTCATGTCGCAAGGTGGCGATCTTTATTCTAAAGGATTCTCAATACAGTCTATTCACGAGTTGTTGAAAGTAGGCACTAAAACACTTTATAAGTGGAAGGACGAGGATAACTGGGAAGAGAAGAAAGAACTTAACCTTATTCGTCCTAGTGAGATCAAGAACATGATCCTTCAGTATGTAGTGGCATTAAAGAATGGAGAATCTCTTCCATACAAGGCAGATGATCTAAGTAAGATCGCAGCGGCTTTTGATAGGCTGGATGACAACCGCAAGACTGCTGTTTATACTATGGAAACCTTTGGAGCTTTCTCTTCTTTTATGATGCAAAAAGCAGGAACGAGCAAAGGGAAAAAGCGAGAGGAGCTGCTACAGCAAATTAAAGATATACGAGTAGAGTTTGATGATTACGTAACACAAATACTGAATGACAAAAACTGAACTCAAAGAAGCTAAAGAGCGATACTTCCTGCAATCTAAAATGATTGCTAAAGCTACTAGTGAGAACATTGTTAAGGAAACGGCAAGCGAGCAAGAAAAGCGCATCGCTTACTTATTGCGTCCAGAGAATTATGTCGAGTACTTTGATTTTTACTATGGAGTGAATTCTAGTATGAGCCTTGCAGATGCTCCTAGTTCAAAGTTTCACCAGTCCAGTTATGAAGCGGTTTATAAAGATGAATTCATTAGACAGTTTAGACGGTGGTTTAGAGGTGGTGCAAAATCCATTCATTCTAATGTAGGTAACACTACTCATTTAAAACAGAATGACATGATGAACTTCCTTGTATTGATAGGAAGGAATGAAGGACTAGCAAAAATACTTCTATCAGATTTACAGGCTCACTTAGAAAACAATCAGAGATTCATTAATGACTTTGGTAAACAGATCAGCTACGGTTCTTGGGCAGACGGACAGTTTGAAACTACTGACGGTAAAAACTTCAAAGCATTAGGATTGAACCAACCGTTTAGAGGACTGCGTTTTGGTGCAGACCGTCCTGATCTTGCTATCGTGGATGATGTAGAAGATCGCGATCAAGCCAAAAATAAAGACATGGTACGCAAGTATGGTGATAAGATAGTAGGTGATTTGACAAAGGCTTTTCACTTACGTAGAGGTAGATTGATCATTCCTAACAACTACATCGTTAAGGATGGTATCAATGATTATTTGCTTGACAAGTTTTCAAAATCTAAACATCTGGACGTATCAACGGTAAATCTATGTGATGAAAAAGGAAATCCATCATGGGATGAACGCTATACTAAAGAAGACGTTATAAGAATCATTGAGGCAGATGATTACTACACATCTCAACGTGAAGACTTTAATAACCCAATTGAGGAGGGAAAGCTATTTAAAGCAGACCAGATCAAGAAACGCCACGTACACCACAGAGAGCGATTTGATGGTATCTTAATTCATTGGGATTTATCTTATACCAGTACTGGAGATACTAAGGCAGGTTGTGCCCTTGGAATTAAAGGAATTAATATAACGGTTTTAGAAACTTTTTGTGATCGCTGTTCTATTCCTAGTGCGATGGAACATCACTATGCATGGGTGTTTAAATATAAGGCGATGGGTTACTCACCTCTATCATTCTATGACGCCACCGCTGCACAACAAGCCGTTTATGCACCTATCATAGAACAGGCTGCTGAAGACAACGATTGTCCTGACATACCATTTCCTGATAACCAGCAAGGCGATAAACACAATCGCATTGCTACTACGATTCTCAACGCATTGCATCGTGGTATTTTGTGGTGGAGTGATACACTAGCAGGAAAGCTGCATGATAAATACATGGATCAGTTTCTATCTTTTGAAAAAGGAACGGCTGCAAATGATGATGCACCAGATAATATAGAACGTGGTATATCTCTAGCTCAAAAATTTTTCGGATACAGTAAAGTAGAAGGTAGCAGCAAACCTACCATAGGAAAACGATCTAAAAAGCGACGTGTATGACACCTAAAAAAGCCTTATTCATTGCCTTAAAAGAGCAATTAAAAACGATACCAGGACTAGAACTTGTAGACTGGTTTAGAGGTCAGTTTGATAATGGTTCTGATAGCTATCCTACTGAATACACCACGGCATTGATACGTATTAATCGTGTAGAATGGGAAACCATGACACAGCAACAGCAGGAAGGCGATTGCTCTGTAGATGTCATTCTATACTGTAAAGATGGATGGATGGACCAGCATTCTAATACCAGTGATCCACAACATGGATTGATAGAGATTGATCTTATGGATGATATTGTAGATAAAATCCAATTCCTACAAGGTGAGCAATTCAGCAAGCTAGAGCAAAGTGATGAAGAAACTGAGGACGCCACCTATGAACGTCTTATGAGCTATCGCATAGGCTTTACTTGTAATTTATATAAACGTACTCCTTCCGCTTTCGCGAAAGCGAGATTAACAACGACACCTTAATTATGAATAGAGATAGAGGAATAGTAATAGTGGGAAGTGGTAATAATGGTACAATTGCACATGTAGCAGCAGAAAGATTAGCAGCTGACATCATCATGGTTGAAAAGCTTGCTGAAATATTTCCAACAAGACTTACAGAACCAGAATCATTAGAATTTGTAGTACCAAAAAGATCAGCTCAATTACCTGAAACTCGAAGAGAGCGAAGAGCCAAAGCCTTCAGACCTTATCGATCTAATAGAACTTATAAAAAGTAATAACATGCCATTCTTAATTAAAGCCGATTTAAATACCGTTGCAACCACTGAGGTTATAGATTTAATAACAAATACCAATGATGCAATCGTTACTCAAATTATAGAAGAGTCCATCGATATGATGCGCTCTTATTTGCACCGTTATTATGATGTAGATATTATTTTTAGCGCAATAGGTGAAGCTAGATCTAATTTGATTTTGAAGTACTTAAAAGACATCGTGATTCATGAAGTCTATACTCGTAGGTCTCGTGATCTTAATGAGGTGGCAAAGCTGCGATATGATGAAGCGATGCTTTGGTTAGATAAGGTTGCCGCTGCAAAGATTGATCCTGATCTACCTAGATTAAACAATGGTGTAGATGATGAGGGCAATCCACAAGCAAGTACCTTCATGAAATTAGGCAGTCGTAAAGGTCATGTAAATCACTGGTAATGGCTGGACTGGATGCGTTTCAAAAACTACTCATTAAAGCATCGGTAAAGATGCCTGATAAGATCACACGCATCATTCAGGTAGAAGGGAATAACTTTATTAAAAAGAACTTTAAAGAGGAATCCTTTACCGACACGAGTGCCAAAAAATGGAAAGCTCGCAAAACGGTAGATAAACGTGGTAGAGATATCACTAGATATAGAACAAATCGTGTAGGTCGTGCTGGTGCTTTGAACCGATACGGTTCTAGAAATAAAGGTCGTGCGATACTGGTAGGTCATGGAACTGGTGGTAATAAATTGAGAAACTCCTTTAGAAGCAAGCGCAAAATAAATGCGGTGATCTTCTTTACCTATAAGAAGTATGCACAGCGGCATAATGAAGGAAAGGACGGCATGCCACGACGCCAGTTTATGGGTAAAAGTGCCTACCTAAATAATAGAATCGCCACAAAAACGAGAAAAGAGCTGGACAAGCTTATGAAATAATAGTTATGGGACAAAACGCAAGAATCAAGGCAGCAACGCCTGTACGATCAGAGATTACTTTATCTGGTAATGCCATTAACAGAGTACAATTAAGAGGTAAGGACGCACTCGATGTAAAGAAGGTTTCCAATCTTATGGTGGACGTGATCAAGAGAAATAGACGTTTATGGCGCACAGAGATCAACCACTGGCAAGCGGCTCGTTATTCTCGTTATAGTGTGGACATGCCACGTACTCATCAAATGGTAGAAGTCTATGAAGACATCTTACTAGATGGACACCTTACTGGTATATCTGAGAATAGGACCTTAAGAACTACTAACAAAGATTACATCTTTGCGATCGATGGTAAGAAGGACGACAAACTCACAGAATTCATAAAGGACAAAGAGTGGTTTGAAAAGATACTGGAATGGTCTCATAAATCCATTTACCATGGTTATTCCTTGATCTTTATCAATGAATTTACAAAAGGTGAAATACAGGACGTACAGCTGGTGCATCGTGGTCTGGTTATTCCAGAACGCAATATCTTATTATACGATATCGATAGTGACAAAGGACTGGATTATACAGAGCTGGATGATATCCTTTTATATGCTCAGTTCAATGATTCTGTAGGACTACTTGAGAAAGCAGCCGTTTATACCATTTTAAAACGCCACTCTTGGGGTAGTTGGGATGAGTTTGAGGAACTATTCGGTATTCCTATAAGAATCGCTAAGATCGCAAGTACGAGCGAGACCGTAAAGAATGAAGTTGCTGGCTGGTTAGAAGAAATGGGTAGCGCACCTTATGGTGTCTTTCCTATAGGAACTGAGGTGGATATTAAAGAAAATGCAAAAACAGACTCTTTTAATGTCTTCTTTAAAAAGATAGAAGCTCTAGATAAAGAACTTTCTAAACTGGTCCTGCATCAAACGATGACTACTGAAGATGGTAGTTCTAACTCACAAGCTGGTGTGCATTCTGAAACATTGAATGAAGTCATCTTTGCAGACGAGAAACGCATGCTTGCATTCTTAAACAGGCGACTGGTTAAAGCCATGCGATCTATAGGCTACAACATACCTGAGAATGCTAAGATCATGGTGGAGCAAACTAAAGACCCATCAAAGCAAATAGAAATTGATGACAAACTTATGAGTCGTGGCATCATTTTAAAACAATCTTATGTTGAGGAAGTTTATGGAGTTGAAGTTGAATCGATGCCAGAAGCAGGCACAAAACCAGCCATCGAGGGAAAGGATTAAGCCTGCTTAAATTATTCTATCGCTCAAAATGTTGTGATCCTAATGATGACAAGCAACTGATACAACTGAGCAAAGAAGATGATTTAAGTGGGCTAGTAGATGACTACATAAGAGAGCTGTTTGATGAGCGTGATATCTCGCCAGCAAATAGAGCCAAACTATGGAATCATTATAACGATACTTTAGGCAAAGCGGTGGACATAGGTTTTTCTCCAGGTATTGAACAATACGATCCACAACTAGCACATTCCTTAAAATACAATGTTGCACAGTTTTCGGCTTTCAAAGAATCTAGTTTTAAAAGCCAGCTCGAGCAGCTGCTCACCAGTAATGGTGATATCGTACCGTGGAGCGATTTTAAAAAGAAAGCCTATGCCATCTCAGGAGATTACAATAAACGCTGGCTGAAGACTGAATATGATCATACGGTTGCCAGTGCTAACATGGCTGCAAAATGGAAAGACTGGGAAGAGAACGTAGACTTATATCCTAATTTAAAGTATGTAACTGTAGGAGATCAACGAGTGCGAGCAAAACACGCACAATGGGATGGACTGATCTTACCGTTTAACCATCCATGGTGGCAAACGCATCTTCCACCTAACGAATTTGGCTGTCGTTGTGATGCTGAGCAAACCGATGAAGACGTAAGTGTAGAATTACCATCTACTAGAGTTAATAAGGAATTTGAAAACAATCCAGCGAGTACTGGTAAAGTCTTCAAAGAAAATGCCTATGAGAAAAGTATGACGGCAACTGATATTATTGCAGCAAACAAACGAATGGACGACTTTCTAGCTGGCAAAAGAGATACCATACCTACTCGCAATCCTAAACTTAATATTGAAATAGGAGCTGATGATAATGACCTTGCAAGAAACCTAGATGTAGGTGAAGTTGTTTCAAAAGATTTAGATCATGAGGTTTTAATACGTCAACATGTGGAAGTACGTGGTACTAAAAATCCTGAGTATTTATTTGACAACACCTATTTGGGAGAACGTAAATCGATTAAAACATCAAATGGTGTTTTGTACGGTCTGGACAAAGCCAAAGATCAAATGATGCATGCAAGTGTGAATCCTGATGCACTTGCATATTATGTAGTGTTTGATCTTGATGAAATGGAAGTCATAGATTGGGTTTCCATACAGCATAACATAAGTCGTAAAATCACTACTAGTAGAGGTACTAAGGTAAAGGCTATTATTATTAGTATAAACAATCAAGCTGTCGAGCTTACTAGAGAGGATATTATAGCTAGAGATTATTCAAAACTAGATGCATTAAAAAAGCCTGCTAATTAAAGCAGGCTTTTTCTTTGGGCGAGCTGGCCAGTGACCGCTTGCATTTTTAATGATTGTAAGAGCTCTTAACTCGCGTGATTGCAAATATAGCAATTTAAATGCCATTTAATCGGCATAGATGGATTCTCTCAATACGATGGCTTCTATGGTTCTAGTGGCAAGAAAGAATTTGTTTGCCGTGGACTCAATAAGAAACTTTTGCTTCCATTCTGGATTCTTAGTCTCTAAGTCGTTAAAGAAGGCTCTTACTGCCTTATTTCTAGCTTTAAAACGTTCTTTCCTACTCATGTAACAAAATTACATCTTTTAGATGTAATTATTGCTCTTAGAGATAAATACGCATTACCATCTTTCTGTGTAGTCTAGGTTTTCAAAATCCTGTAACATTTTCTTTAAGACCGTAACGTTTGATTCAGACACTTCATCAATAATCAAAGGTATTTCCTTTTTTAAATTACTTTGTATTGCTGCTATTTGATCCTTACTTAAAGAAGATCTTTTTGAGTTATCTCTCAATAAACTATAAGAAAGCATTACATGCATGTATCTCAACTTAAATGGTTTTTCTATTTCATTAGCTTGGGCAGCTTCCACAATTAACAAAGCACAAGCCACATCATAATAAGAAGAGGTTTGACGCCTTTCCATAACTTGATAATAAGTGTTTAAAGCAATCAAATATTTAATCTCTTGATTATCTGGAGCTTTTAATTGAGCAGCATGTAATTTTAGTAAAGCATATTTTTCATTGCTATTATTATAATCAATTTTCGATTTTTCTATAAGTGTTTCAACGGTTAACTCTTGAGATTGTACAGTTAGAGCAAAAGTAAATACTAGTAATACGAGTAATTTTTTCATAATGATTTGATTTGAAGTTAGAAATATATAAAATGTTTTTAAATTGCGATTTATGGAAGATTAATCACGAGCCTCTGAAAGCTTTTTAATTCGATTAATATAGGATTCAATGCCACTCACCGTATTACGGTTTCTTGGGTAGTCGTATTGATTTCTCAAAGCTGGATCTAGCATGTGATTGTAACCTTCTCTTATTGCCCATCGATAACTGTGAAGTAAGCTAGATGTTAGTAAATGTCGGTCTTCAGTTACCTTATCGCTTTTTTTTAAGGCAACGGTCATGTACCAGTCATAAGGTTCTTTTATATAAACCTCTTCTTTAGGCTGCTTAAAAGTGATGTGTTCTAGTAAACCAAATTGCTCTGGACGCTCTCTTTTGTAGACGTCATTCTCTTTACATAAATGCATATTAATATTAGTTTTAAAATTATACGATCGCGGTGCTGTGACTAACTAGGTATATAAAACATCTTGAAAAAAGACGTTTCATATACTTTTTGTTAGTAACAACACATTAAAAGAATAGCCGATATAACTATAAAGGCTAGAAAACCTATAATACAACCGCCAGAACCATCATCACCGCCAGTGATAATAGGATCGTTAGTAAGATCATCATAAGCGATGTAGTCCTCTTTTTTGAGTTGTTCTAGGTAGTCTTTATCGATCATTCCTCTTCCTCTTTACAATAGTCATCAAACTCCTGTTTTAAATTGCGAGATAAGCGGTTAGTAAGAGCTGTATTGATCTCAACATAGGTAACTTGGTAATTCTTTGACTTACAAACAGTATCAATAGCATCAGTAATTGCCAGCTCTATTGCTACT